GAACGGTTTCCATATAAATGTAGACGAGCTTGCCGAGCTCCTGCATATCTCCGTCGAAGAGTACCGGCACAGATTTAAAAAAGACAGGCTAACCATTAGGCAGATTTTAGCGATATCGAAGTACGTGGGATTCAGCTTAGAAGAGACTATGGACTACTTCTTTGCCGACTTCGATGCGAAAAGATACAACCTAAGTAGAAAAATAATAAGGGAGGAAAGTAAAAATGCGAGATTATAGAGTACCGAAAAACATAGGGGGATTTAACCCGCAGAAGCTTTACACAGAGATTCTTAAGTCAGAAAGTACAGACATTTGGAAAGTGCAGAAGCTTGAGGACAAGACTTTAATCGCTAACGGAAGCGCTTTATACATTGTTCCCGGAAAATTTCCACTGGCAGACGACTTTATTGAGGGAACCGGAGCTCTTAAGGTTTTAACACCTAGGTGGGAAGATGGAGCGCCTTGCGTGGATACTAGGTCGGAAATGGCATTATCTAATAAGACGGTAGCAAAGGTTTTCAGGATAAACGAAGAAGACTTTTATTTCAACAAAAAGTATTTCAAATACTTCACAGACGACACTTTCGAGTATCGAATGTCGGGTAATAGAAGTAAATCATTGTACGTAGCCTATAAAGGTGAGCTTATAGCAATGATCCTTGGAATCAATGTTTCTAAGTAAAGGAGGCACATCATGCCAAGACATAGAATTAACCGCCCTAAGGGCGAAGTAGTCAAAACATTCTTAGAAATAGGGAAAGCTAAACAGAGCGTAAAGCAAAGTGCCGTAGCTAGGTATCTGGGTGTATCGGAGAAAACAGTAAGTCTTAGAAAGTCTGACGGAGAATGGAGTCTTCCGGACTTCGCACATCTCTGCAAGTACTTCAAGGCAACCGATGAAGATATCGTAAGCATGGTAAGGAGCTATCAATGAAAATCAAAATTGTAAAGGTGCTGTCAGTTATTAACTTGGTGTTCCTTATGGCTGTAGTCTCCGCACTTGATACAGAGACGATAGGAGCGGATGTATTCACAGCTTGCATGCTGCTTAGCGTAGTAGTCGGGGTAGTGCTTATGCATATCCTGGAACACTTGAAAAGGAAGGAAAGGAGACGGCGAGAGAATGAAAGACAAGCTAAGCTATACCTACGAAGAAGCTCTGGAAGAAGAAAAAGAGCTTGAAGGAAAGATAAGGGCTGAACTCGATAGCCTAGGAAAGCCGGAGCTGATGGCAGTAGTGAAGGATTACGCTGCAGTACACTCCATCCGGCTCACCATAGCGGTATATGAAGGGTGCTAATCACTTAGCCAGGAGGGCTAACATCATGAGACGACTTGAATTAGGAATACTGGGATTTTCGATACTGCTTTTATTTGTAGTAGGTTACTGCCTCGGTAAATCCCTTTGCATTGGACCCGTAGGAGAGCAGTATAGGTTAGCCGGATTGGCAGCGGCCGCATTACAGTTTTTAGTAACAGTAGGATTATTTATTAAATTAGGAAAGGAAGAACTATGCCATTAACACTAGGCAACGATGAATTTAACACCTTAGCGGAGATTATCGCTAAGAAGGTAGCGGAAAGCATTAAAGGATGCGTTCCGGAGAAGGCTACTGAGGCAGTAAAGACTGAAGCTAAGAAGGAAGTTAAGGAAGAGGCCGTTGAAGCTAAGAAGGAAGAATCCGGATTAAGTCTTGAGCGGGTAATCAAAGCCGTGAAGGACTACACCTTGAAGGATAAGGACGGAGCAAAGAAGCTAAAGCCCATATTGCAGTCCTTAGGGGTAGAAAGACTTTCCCTGCTGCCTAATGACAAGCTTCCTGAGTTTGTAGAGGGAATCCGTAAAGTGGGGGTAGAAATCTGATGCCGGAACACGAGAACAGGGCACACGCCCTACTATCAGCCAGTGGCTCGCATAGATGGATGGCCTGTACACCCTCCGCAAGGCTGGAAGAGTGCTGTGAGAACAGAACATCAGACGCAGCCAAAGAAGGAACTCTAGCCCATGAGCTCTGTGAGATAAAGGTAGCCATGCTTAGAGGCGAAGAAGTCAAGGAATCAGACTATGAGAAGCTCCTTAATGACCCGATGTACACAAAAGAAATGGGGGCTTGTACGGACAGCTATGCGGAGTTCTGTGTAGAGACTGCAAAGGAAGAGAAGGGGCTTCCAATTATCGAGGTAGAGCTTGACTTAACTGCCTATATTCCGGAAGGCTTCGGTACTGTGGACTGTGTGATCGTCAGCGAGAAAACCCTTCACATCATAGATTTTAAGTATGGTCGAGGTGTAGATGTATCTCCGGTAGAGAATAGCCAGCTAATGATTTATGCCCTAGGTGCCTACGACCTATACAGTTCATTCTACGACTTTGAAAATGTAAAGCTTACGATTGTGCAGCCTAGGCTCTCCGCTGAGCCTAAAACTTGGGAGTGCAGTATTCAGGATCTATTAGACTTCGGAGAAAGATTAAAGCCTGTTGCGGCACTCGCCTTTAAAGGCGGAGGGGAGTTCGCGCCATCAGAACACACCTGTCTATTCTGCAAGGCTAAGTACACCTGTAGAGCTAGGGCAGACAAGAACCTAGCTACTATGTTCCTTCAGGAAAAAGATCCTTACACTTTATCCAACGCCGAAATCGGGGAAATCCTTGCAATGGTATCAGATTTTCCAAAATGGATAAAAGACTTAGAGGATTATGCCCTGGAACAGCTTCTTGCCGGAAACGAAATCAAAGGCTACAAGGCAGTAGAAGGAAGGTCCAGCAGAGTATGGAGCGATGAAAAGAAAGCCTTTGAAGTAATCATAGAGGACGGCACAGAGGAGAAAGACCTCTATGAGACCACACCTTTATCCTTAGCAAAGATTGAAAAGCTTCTCGGTAAAAAGAAGTTTGCTTCCTTAGTTGGGGAGTATGTAACAAAGTCGCAAGGAAAGCCGACACTTACGCTTTCCAGTGATATAAGACCATCAATTCAGGACGTTAAGTCCATGTTTACAGAAGAAGGAGAAAATTAATTATGGGAACAGCAATTACTACAGGAATCGTTAGATTATCTTACGCACACATCTTTGAGCCGGCAGCAGACTTATCCGGAAACATTAAGTACCAGGCTACTTTACTGGTTCCAAAGTCTGATACGAAGACCATTAAGGCAGTAGAAAGTGCCATCGAGGAAGCTAAGCAGCTAGGAAAGGATAATAAGTTCCAAGGGAAGATTCCTCCGAAGCTTACTATCGCATTCGTAGACGGTGACGGTACAAGACCTACAGACGGTGAGCCTTATGGTGAGGAGTGCCACGATCACTACATCATTACGGCTAAAGCTAATGAGAACCGCCCGCCATTAGTAGTAGACAAGAACTTACAGCGTATCTTAGACCAGACTGCCGTATACAGCGGATGCTATGTAAGAGCGAACATTAACTTCTATGCTTACAATTCCAACGGCAACAAGGGAATCGCCTGTGGACTGAATGGTATTCAGTTTGTTCGTGATGGAGAGCCATTAGGCGGTGTTCAGATTACGGCAGAAGGCGCATTCGGAGATGGCTTCGAGTTCGCAGAGGACGACAGCGTAGACGATATTCTTTAATCAGAAGGAGGGGCTATGAAGCACTTAAGTATTGATATTGAAACATCTTCGGATGTGGACATTAGAAAATGCGGAGCCTTTAAATATGCAGAGTCAGAAGCGTTCCGCATTATGCTCCTAGCCTATGCCTTTGATGATGAGCCTGTGGAAGTTATCGACTTAGAAAAGGGGGAGGAAATACCCCTTTTTCTTTTACAGGCTTTACAGGATAAAGAGGTAATCAAGCACGCTTATAACGCTTCTTTTGAGTGGCTTTGCTTAAATCAGGTAGGCTACAAAACACCTATAGAACAGTGGCAATGTACCATGATTCACGCAATGTACTTAGGTTTTCCTGCGGGACTCGAAGCTACCGGAGAAGCTGTAGGACTTCCGGAAGACAAGAAGAAGCTTGCAGTAGGTAGGCAGTTAATAAAATACTTCTGTCTTGGTCCTTATAAGCCGGATGCAGATAAATGGAATCTCTTTAAAGACTATAACAAGAAGGACGTAGAAGCGGAGAGGGCGATAGAAAGAAAGCTTTCTTCCTTCCCCGTTCCGGAGCTTGAGTGGGAGAGATGGCGAAGGGATGTTCTTATGAACTACACCGGTGTAGGTGTAGACATGGAGCTGGTAACAGGAGCACTTGCCATTCAAGAAGAGAGTGTGCAGCGTCTTACATATGAAGCCGTAGCCTTAACCGGCTTAGAGAATCCAAACAGCCCAACGCAACTTCTGGAATGGGTAAATGCACAAGGCATAGAGCTTAAGAGCATACAGAAGAAGGACGTGCAGGACGCTTTATCCGGAGATCTCCCGCCGAAGGTCAGAAGGGCTTTAGAGATACGGCAGCAGCTCGGGAAAACATCGGTTAAGAAGTACGATGCGATTCTAGCTTGTGTATGTAAGGACGAAAGAGTTCGAGGCATTTCCCAGTTCTATGGGGCAAGGACGGGACGGTTCAGCGGTCGCCTTGTGCAGATGCAGAATCTACCTAGGAACTACTTGGAGCCATTAGAGGATGTTCGGGAGATTGTGAAGGCAAGGGACTATGAAACGCTGGATCTTATCTATCCAAGCATAGCAGACACGCTTTCACAGCTTATCCGTACTGCCTTTGTCCCTAAGGGCGGGAAGAAGTATGTTGTGGCCGACTTCTCCGCTATTGAGGCCAGAGTTATCGCATGGCTTGCAAGGGAAGAATGGGTAAATCAGGTATTTGCAACGCATGGAAAGATATATGAGGCAACAGCCAGTCAGATGTTCCATGTTCCTATTGAGAAGATTGTCAAAGGAAATCCGGAATACGCTCTTCGGCAGAAAGGTAAGGTTGCGACTCTTGCCTTAGGATATCAAGGCGGAACCAACGCACTTATCTCCATGGGAGCCTTAGACATGGGACTTTCAGAAGAGGAACTTCCGGAAATTGTTACCAGATGGAGAGCTGCCAACAAGAATATTGTGCGCCTATGGTACAAGGTCGGAGAATGCGCCCTGGCCACTACGAAGGACGGAAGGGCGAGAACCTATAACGGCTTAATCTTTAGGCTGGAAGAGGATTTAAACAATGGCCTTCGTTTCTTAACAATCGAACTACCAAGCAAGCGAAAGCTTTTCTACTGTAAGCCCTTTGCCGGAGCAGGGCGGTTCGGTGATGTTTTAACTTTCTTTTCCCAGAACCAAACTACGAAGAAATGGGGAGAGGAGCAGACCTTTGGCGGGAAGCTTGTGGAGAACATTGTGCAAGCCATTGCCAGGGACTGCCTCTGCGTAACACTGGATAGGATTGCAGAACGCCATTTACAGCCAGTTTTCCATGTACACGATGAAATAATCGTGGAAGCAGACGAAAGCCTCACTGTGGACGCGCTGTGCGATATTTTTGCCCTTCCTATACCTTGGGCAAAGGGATTGATACTTAAAGGAGCTGGATTCGATGGATACTTCTATCAAAAGACTAACTATTAATAGTCAAGC